CCACGATGGCTGACCCTACTGCTTCTTTGACAGACAAGACCAAAATCATTGACCGTGCGCTGAAGTTGGAGCAACTGAAAGCCAAAATCTCGGATGACGAGTACGGGTCAGGGTTTTTTGACCATGCTGATGAGGATGAGTAAGAGGATACATGATAATATGATTACATTTCTAAAAGGAGTTAATCATGGATTCGGTTTCTTTGCTTCGCCTAGCGTTAGAGGTCATCTCAGACCGATTGATAACGATATTGGGGTTGTCGATGAGCTTCGCCCTAGCGTGTTACGCACTGTGGGCGGGGGATTGGACAAGAGTGGCGACATTCAGTATATTCATCATGTTCACCTATCTGGTGGTGACAAACAAGGAGCGCAGTAATGCCAAGCAACAACAGACAAAATCAGTGGACGAATAAAAATTCGCACGAAAACAATCACATGGCTAATGCGCCCGTAAAGCGCCCTCAAGCCATGAACCAACAGATTGCCAAGTCTGTTCGTCCTCAGTTGCCACGGGATGGCTCTCCTGGACAAACACGCTGGCAACCAGGTGAGCTGCCTAAAGGTGGTTTTCGTTCCGTGTTTGACTTCTCGGAAACGTCTAGCTACAACACCAAAAAAAGCCCAACTGAAGGCAGCGGCAAGAAGGTGTACTGATGGCTAATAACATTCCATTTCAGCCTATGGGCAAAACCGTCAAAGTGGTGGTTAATGGGTCGGCTAACACACAGTCAAACGTGTTTACCATTACTGCTGACAGCCCTTGTCAACAGTATTTTGTTGCAAACGCAGACGTTAATTCTGCTGTTTATGTTTGGATTAATCCAACCAACACATTTAACGTGGCATTGCCAGACAATGGTCCTGGTTATGTTATTTCACTGCCTCCTTACGCTTACAAAGTGATTTCAGGACCACAAGTAAGCCAAAGCGGTAACGTTTACGCCCGTGTTATTGGCGACGCAGCAAACGCCTCTGTTTACATCACCCCAGGCGAAGGTCTGTAAGGGGTAAGTCATTGACCCGATAACCGCATTCGCTGCTTGTAAAGCTGCCTATGCGGGTATCCAGGGTGCAATTGAGATATACAAAGACCTCAAGCATACTGGCGGTGAATTGTCAGGCATTGCCTCTGAAGTCGGTGGATTCCTATCCACATTCTTTCAAGGTCAGCAGCACCTAGAAGACGAACACGAAAAGCAAAAAGAGCAAGCCAAGAAGGATGCTGCCGCTGGCAAGCCACGCAACGTCACGATGGAAGCCATTGACAACGTGATGCGGATTCGCCAAATCAGGCAGTACTACAAAGACCTCGAACACATGGTGCGCTATGAGCTGGGGATGCCAGACCTGTGGCGCGAGATTGTTGAAGAGCGCCAGCGTCTGAATGATGAGAGAGCCGCTGCCAAGGCTTTGAAAGAGAAGCTGGAAGAGCAAGCAAGGTTAAAACGTGAGTACCGTTTAACTGTAATAAGGCAGAACATTTTTCTTGTTTTGGCTATCATCTTTGCAATTTTCACAATTGTTGGGACGATATGCGGGATAAGTCTGCTAGTTCAGGAGGATATGACAAGACGATACGTTATTTATCAATAACGGCAATTGTCTTGACCATCCTTTTGGTCGTAGTTACTATCTTGGGTGCAAGATGGTGGGCTTTGGAAGAGCGAAAACTTGGCACACAGAAAATCAATCGACTCAAAAAAGAGTTAGAGATGTGTTTAAAGGATAAAGAATGAATCCCTGGATACTTGCTGGCGCTTTGGCGATGGTTATCAGTGCGTACTTTTACGGACACCATGAGGCTTATGCTGAACAAGCTGCGGAAGTTGCTCGTCTGAATGCTATTCAACATGAGAAAGAACAAGACATGAAACAAGCTGCGGATGACCAAGCAGCTTCATTGAAAAAGGCAAACGAAAATGCAAAAGCTCAAATTACTAAGTTGCAGTCTGACCTTGCTTCTGGCGAGTTGCGGTTATCTATCGCCACCCGCAGCGTATCAAGCAGCCAAAATGCCGCCTCTGCCGCAAGAGATACAGAAACAAGAACCGAACTTGACCCAGAGGCTGCTCAATCTCTTGTCTCCATCGCAGCAGACGGTGACTCAGCCATCCGCAAACTTAACACCTGTGTCGATTTATACAACCAAGTAAGGAGTAAGCAATGAAATGGGATTTGAAAGCGTGTGTCACGCTAATTGCCAGTTTGTCCCTTATGGGTGTCATCATCAGTATGATTTGGATGTTTGTCCAAGCGGTGCTTGACCCTACTGTGGACGACAAAATTGTTTTTGATATTGTTGGACCTGCTTTCCAATCAATTTGCGGTGGCTTTCTTGGTCTGATTACTGGCATTCACATTGGAGCAAAAAATGACACAACTGAGTGAACACTTCACCCTTGACGAAGCAACGTACAGCGAGACGGCTATTCGTTTGCACATTGATAATCAACCCAGCGAACAACAGTTGCACAACATGAAGGTTGCTGCTGAACACCTTGAGATGGTGCGCTCTGCAACTGGTCCTTTGCGTGTTAATTCATGGTTACGCTTACCTGCGGTCAATGAAGCTGTGGGCGGTAGCAAAATCAGCTCTCACATGGACGGTTGGGCTATTGATTGCAGCTCATCTGCACATACCCCCTATGAACTGTGTCAAATAGTGAAGAGTGCAGGTATTAAATTTGACCAAATGATTCATGAGTATGGTCGTTGGATGCACATTAGTTTTGCACCAGAGATGCGCCAGCAAGAGTTGACCATCTTCAAACCAGAAGGCAAATATAAGCCAGGCATTCTCACAGAAGCTGAGTACCACGCTCACGCATAAATCGGTTGGTCAGGGGTAGAAAAATCTTAAAACGGATTTCGCTCCCCCGCCACCAAAAAAATCACGTTTTTTGAAATATCAAGTTGACGAACGTTCTTGCCATCAACTTGTAGCCCTTGCCACGCAAAAACGAGCAAATCTTCTTCACTGAACCTGGTGCAAATTCTTCGCTAGGCTCAATCATGATGATATAGGGCTGATACAAGTCAAAGTCTATATCTGCCAAAATTTCGTAGTCGTGACCTTCTACGTCAATCGACAACATGATGTTTCCCGTGCGATTCTTCAAAATGTCGTTAATTCTGATAGTTGGCACAGTGATGGTTTCTGTTATCTGACCATCTTTCCAATTTTCAACAAAACTCTTGTTTACGCTGGATATCTCATTGTCTGGGCTGACGTAAAACTTAATCTCTTCTTTGTGACTATTGGTTACAGCGTAATTCAGAACTTCTGCGCTTCTGTGCTTTTTCAACTCTGGTATCAGTTTAGGGTTTGCTTCCACCAACACGCACTTAACGCCCATACGTTCAAACAAGTAGCTGGGGCTTGTATTGACGGGATGGTTTGCACCTATTTCAATGAAAATCAAACCAAACCCGCCATGTGACGTTTGATTAGCCCAAACCAGGCTTGTCAAAATCACATCTTCGTAGGCTTGAGCAAAAGAAGGTTGCAAAAACGTCGGAATGGTCGGTGCATCCATGCCGTGTTGATTGATTTCCTCAAGAATAAACGGATTTAAATAATGATTCACATGGACTCCAAGTATTCTTGATTGTGTGCGCTGATGTAGTTTTGAACTGATAACAGCAGGTCTGTTCTTTTACACATAGACTCGCCCAAAAGCGCCATCACGGTTTTCAAATCTTCATTGCTCATGCTGCCAAGCTCCTCTCGAACCCAAGCCTTGTAGTGCGGCGCAAGCTGTTGAGCAAGAATCACAGAAGAGTGGATTTCTTTGATTAGACGGGCTGGTAACTCTGGCGTGTAAAACTCTGCGGTCATGAGATTTTCGTCAAACATCTCAACTGACTTGATGTAACCGTGGTTTGCACAGTTCATGACTTCCAGCATCTCATTGGTTTGCCCATGTTCTTTGTTGTTCAAAATGTAGCTGAACTTCTCAGGCAAAACTGGTTTTTCCTTGGTGTAGAAAAAGACGTTGGAATAGTACGCCACCATCACATCCAGCTCTCTGAACTGACTCAAGTGTTGCCAAGTAGCGCCTGTGCTGCTCAAGTCAAAGAACAAGGGATTGCTAGGGCTGTGTGCGTCTAGGTACTGAATGGCTTTCTTGCCATCCTCATACGCCAGTTTGCGGCTGAATGGCACATAGTAAGCAGTGCCGTAATAAGCTGTGTATATCTTGTGCAATAAGTAACAATCTCTGCCCAAGAACACAATGTTTCTGTGACCAACGTTCTTGTGCAAGTACTCGCTGACGCACAACAGAAACGGCACGTTTACTCTTGCTGACAACTGAGAAAAATAGTTTATGTGATGGTTTCTAAACTGAATTTCTCTACCCAGCAAATTAACGCACGACATTAAAAGTGTTTGAGGGTTGTCAAAGTGTTCTGCATCTATGCCAGCTTCACGGGGCATATTTACATCACTGTGGATGTTGTCGCCCAAGTGTTTGTTTGGCTTTATTTTTTGCCAGACCTTGCCGCTAGATTTGCCGCTATTGCTTTGATAAATGGTAACTTGCTTATCCAGACCGCAAGCACGGACAATCGCCAGGATTGCAGAAGCAGGTAGGTACATATCACTGATAAGAATGTCACCGTCTTTTACTCTTTCTATGTTTTTTGTTATCGGAAAAGACAGACTTATCTCTAAGTCAATCTCTTCCTTCATCAATCTTTCAACGTCTTCGAGTTTTATCACACCATCTTTGAACAACGCCTCATAGATTTGTTGCAGACTGCGTGTGCCTGTATCGGCTTCCTTTCTCTTTAGGGCAAAGCCTTCTACGCCACTGGACTTCTCCAAGGCAATTAAAACTGCGTCATTGTTGATTGTTCTACGACCAACAAGCGTGTCAAAAACGTCAAAAGAATTGAAATTCATCATGGTGCTGGAGTTAATCCACCCTCAAACAAGTAAGTACCGAAGTGTCCCAAGTGAACCCAAGGAGCTGCCCACACTGTCAAACCTGCTTCACGGGCTTTCCAGCAGAAGTAGTAGTCCTCAGATAGCAAACGCTCTGTACCAGGCTCAATGGCGCAAGCAAAGTATTCTGTAATGCGGTCTGCACCGATTTTCTGACCCAAGATGTTCACATCGTTGTTATAGCTTGCAACGTGATTTTTGAGGACTTCAAAGGTGTTGCGCTTAATGAGCATAAACCCTGTGCCACCGTTGAAAATTTCCACGGGTTGGTCAACGGGCACTGTCACACTGCCTGTGTAGTTTTTCAGGTTGACGACAAGACTGCCTGTGCGGTTTTTCAGTTGCTCTTGTGGTAAGCCTTCACGCACGGCACGTTCAACTTCTTCCCAATTGATTTCCTTCTTAGGATAGATGCCGCAGATGATGTCTTTGTCAGACTCAATCATCTTGATAACGTCAATTGCGTTGAACTTGATGTCTGCGTCAATGAACAGCAGGTGAGTGCATTCAGGACGACCCATAAAGCCATGCACAAGGGCATTGCGACCACGCTGAATGAGTGACTCGTTAAACATAGCGCTGTATGACATGTCATAACCGTTTTGATTGAGAATCGGTCCGAGTGTCAACATACTCTGTACATAGTACCCAGTGCATTGACCACCGTACATCGGTGTTGCTACAAAAATGTTGCCTTTTTTCATGATGTTCCTTTGAAGTTAGAAAAGACAGACTGCGGAATTGCAGGGGGTCTGTCAGCACCTGTCCTAACTCCAGGCATTGCGCCTGAGTTGCCTTCCGCTGGCTGTTTGGTGAGACTTGCGGGGGTCGAACCCACGACCAACAGATTAAAAGTCTGCTGCTCTACCATCTGAGCTAAAGTCCCTTAACCGTAGTTAATCTTAGGGTCTGCGATGAAACTCATTCCATCTTCAAACCCTTGTTTGTAAGCCACATCATAGAGTTCTTTCAAACTCATGTTGATTAGTTCTAAGAGATATTCTCTATCCTTAACACATACTTCCCCGTCTTGGTTGACTTCCTCCAACCGTGAACGTGAACTGTTATGTTTGCTTTTCTCACCCATGATATGGTCTCGCTTTCTTGAATTTTTTTAATGCGACTTGAAACACCAGTAGAAGTAACTTGTACTGCAAGGACTTCCCCTTCTTTGATTGCCAATATGTCACACCAACCCCACAAATCTTTTCTGACCCGAGCAAAGGGATTCCAATGCTCAACAATCCACGGCAAATAGCCCTGCTCCCTGAGATACTCAAGGCTTCTTGTCGTGGGCGATGTTTTCTTGGTAGCCATTAAAACGGCACGGCGTTATCGTCATCTTTCCAAGTGGTTTTCTTGGGCTTGGCGTAACCTGGTGTCACTTCACGGGGTTGCTGCTCTTCCAGTTTTTTCTTTTTCAACCAGTTGTCCTCACGCACGGAGAACATTGGTGTGCCCATGCGGGTTTGTTTTTGCCACAATCCAAAGTTGACACGCTCTCCAGCCTTGTAGTCCATGTCAAGGACTAAGTGACCTGTGAAGTCAGGACCTTGGGCGTGTTTCTTGTCTTCTGGCGCAACAAAAAAGAGTGTGCCGTAGCCTGGTTTGTCGGGAAAGTTACTTTTAGACATTTGATGTTCCTTTGATGAGTTTGTAAGATGCGTATTCCTTGCCGTTGTCCTTAACCATTGTTGTAGAGATGTTATATCCCTCTTTTCTAAGGACTTCGATATGTGCTGCAAGCCTAAAGCTGCCGTAGTAGTTGAGGGCTTCCATCGGGGTGATGTTGAGTCCATTTTCTAAGTGTCTCAAGATGTTGTCCTTCTGTGTTCCTACTCGTCCTGAGACACTGGCGGCTTTGGGGTGTCGTTCTCCCCCAGCTTTGCCATAGCAGCTCTGACCTTGATTTTGTTGAACGAATCAAACCCATCAATCAACTCTTTGTTGGCTTCTTTGAGGGCTTTCATCTTGTCTGACTTTTGCTCAACAGAAAGTTTTGAGGCAGACGCAATGCGGGTTGTCATTTGGTCAAAGCTCTCCAGCCATTTTTCAATGGTTTCGTGGCTTGAGTAAGGCTCTACAGTATCTGGGAGATAGAGGGAAAACTTGCCGTGTTTTGTCTCCATAATCTGTTCCACCGTAGTCGGATTATCTGGCGTAACTTCAACGACATTACCCATGTGCTTGGGTTCGGGTTTAAAGTCTTCGACCTCCTCTGGCGTGTATACGCCCACCACGCAACCAGGGTAGACAGAGCGTATGCCTTCCGAGACACACCTTGCCCGTAGCATCGCACGGGGATAGTTACGCCAGTTATCCTTGTTGGCAATTCCAATGGATTTCGCTTGTGCAATCGTCCAGCTAACTTCCAATTTGCCTCCTGCTGGATGCGTAAATACTCCCGTGACTTGCTCATCTGTGTAAACCTTCCATTCAACTGAACCGCCAGCTTGTTGGAAACGTGCCAACATTGCATCTGCTTTAAGGGCAGGGCGATTTTGGATAACGTGGTAATCCCGTGCTGCTGTGGCAGGGTGCATACCTTCTGCTTGTGCAATCAGCATCAGGGCGATGGCTTCGTTTTGTGTTTTGACACCAAATAGCTTGGACGCTGTGATAGCGTTTGCCATTCTTTCAATGTCGCTGTAGGGGATGATGTTAGACATGGAACTTCTCCAAAATTTCAAAAATGGTGTCGATGACTGAACTGATAGCCATCACATAAATTGCTA